CTATCTTGAGCCTGACCGAAACGCCAAGGTCCCCGCGAAAATTGAAATTACTTGGAATGATGCTGAGGGCCAACATAAAGAAACTGTGCGGGAAAGTTCTCCCCTTTACGAAGGCATAAAGGATAGCATCTCTTGAAGATTAATATCCCATATCAGCCGAGAAAGGCGTTTATCCCGTTCCATAACTCGGGTAAGCGCTTTTCTATTCTGGTATGCCATCGACGTGCTGGTAAGACTGTGTCTGTTCTGAATGAGCAGATTAAGACGGTACTCCAGTGCCCGTTGCCTAACCCGCGTGGTATCTTCATTGCTCCTTCATTTGCCCAGGCAAAAGATATTTCCTGGAAATATTTAAAGCACTATACTCGTGAAATCCCGGGTATGGACTTCCATGAGGCCGAACTACGGTGCACTTTTCCTACTGGTGCTTCTATTAGGCTGTACGGGGCTGAAAACCCTGATCGTATTCGTGGTATTTATGCTGATACGGCTGCATTTGACGAGCCGGCGTCCATGGATCTATCGGCGATTTGGGAGGGTGTTGTACGTCCTGCTCTTTCAGACCGTAAGGGTAAGGCTATCTTCATCGGTACCCCGATGGGTGAAGACGTGTTCTTCGACCTGTATCAGAATGCGCAGAATGACCCAGACTGGTACCACATGCGCCTGAAGGCCAGTGAGAGCCATATCCTGGACCCCGAGGAACTAGCTGCTGCAAGAAAGATGCTGACGCCTGAAGCGTTTGAGCGTGAGTATGAAGTTAGCTTCTCCGCTGCATTCCCGGGTAACTATTATGCATCTAATATTGAGACCGCCCAAGAAGAAGGGCGCATTAAGCGTGTGGCCAGAGACGAGAGCCTGGAAGTCTACGCTGCTATTGACTTGGGCATGGCGGATGCTACGGCGATTTGGGTTTACCAGCTGTACGCAAACGAATGGCGCTTCCTTAAATACTACGCCAACACAGGAAAGAGTCTTGACCATTATATCACGTGGCTCAAGAACTTGGACTATCCCGTAGACACCGTATACCTGCCGCATGATGCGAAGGTGCGTGAGCTTGGTGTGGGTAAATCCCGCGTTCAGATCTTTGAAGACCGCAATGTGAATGTAGAAGTGCTGAGCCGTACTAGCGTAGAGGATGGCATCAACGCTGTGCGCATGGCATTTTCGCGTATGTGGTTTGATGCTGAAGGCTGTAAAGAAGGCATCAAAGCGCTGCGCAACTATCGTAGCGATTACAACAGCAAGCACCAGGTTCTCCGCAATAAGCCTCGGCATGACAAGTATTCCAACGGTGCTGATGCTATGCGATATGCCATCATGAGCATGAACGAATACTTTAGCGCATCGCATTCCGATTGGGATGAGCCGATTGCGCGAGACGCTAGAGGGACGTACGTATAATGGCTAAAAAAGAAGTCAAGGGCATTACTCCTGCGCGTGTACAGAAGTACATGCAGCGTGTATTGCAAGATGCCGTAAACTTTATGGAACAGGACCTGCAGCCCAATCGCGAGCTGGCAGACTTGTACTATCAGGGTGGCACCGATCTTGACAGCCTTCCTGGCCGTTCCCAGGTTATTGTGGACTGCGTGCGGTCCGGTGTTAATTCCGTTATCCCTTCAGTGGCGCGTATCTTTACGCAGACTGACACGATTGCTGAATTTTGGACCGATGACCCGAAGGGTGAAAAGTCTACTAAGGAAGCTACCATTTTCTGTAACCATGTGTATGACAAATTCGATGGTTACACGTCGCTCATTTCTATGTCTACCGATGCTCTTAAGGCACGTCTTGGTGTAGTCAAGGTTTGGGTTGAGAAAAAGAAAGTCCCCGTACACGCTTATGTGCCTGTCACTCCTCCCCCGGTGGGCATGGGCACAGAGGGGGAACAGCCAGTTGCCGAGGACTCGCCCCCTGAGGCGCTGGTTGGACCTATGGATGCAGCTGACCCCGAGGATTTGCTCGAGGGTGAGGCTGGCGCTCCTCAGCTGACAGAAGCTGATGAAGAGACAAATGTTTATACCCAGCTGGTTGAAAGAACCATTTGGCATCTTGACCCGATTCCGCCTGAAGAATTTATTTATGACGCCAATGCAAAGTCGCAGTATGACTTCCAGGTTCTAGCGCATCGTCGTGAGGTCACAGTTGCTGACGGTGTAGCTCTTGGGTACCCGGAAGAAGACCTGCTTGAGCTTGCATCTACTGATGACGAGCAGACGACTACTGAGCGCGATGATCGTCGTGGCTACACCAATACTAACACCGACAATACCAAAGACATTGACCCTTTGTCGGCGACCATTATTCTGACGGAAGCTTATGTGTGGCTTGATGTTGACGGTGATGGCGTTCAAGAGCTGCGTCGCATTGTATGTGGTGGCATTAACTATGAAGTGCTGTCGAACGAACCCGTGAACTACGTGCCGTTTGCAGTAGCTAAGTCGGTCATTCAGCCCCACGTGTTTGCGCCCATTTCGCTGGCTGAAGATCTGATCCAGGATCAGGATGCGCAGACTGCAATGATGCGGTCTATCATTGATAACGCAGCCTTGGTCAATAGCCCTCGTACTGCTGCCAATGAAGCTAAGGTCAACCTTAACGATCTTAAGAATGGCGATATTGGCGCAATTATCCGCGTTAAAGAAATGGGCATGGTTGAAGAGCTGGTGACGCCAGCCACGATGTCCCAAACGCTTCCGGTACTGCAGTTTATGCAAGAAGTGTCCGAGAAGCGCACTGGCATTACTAAGCTTAGCCAGGGTATTGATCCAGATGCACTGCAGTCCACGTCTCGTGTAGGCGCAGGTGCAATGGTATCTAATAGTGATGCGCGCATTGAGATGATGGCGCGTAACCTTGGTGAGACTGGTGTTAAGTCGCTGTTCAATACTATTATGAACGTGGCTATTCACGAGCTTGAAGGGCCTCAGAGCGTTAAGACGGCGTGGGGCTATGCAACAGTTGTTCCTTCCGCGTGGACGGACGACATGAGCATCAAGATCAATGTTGGTCTTGGCTCTGGTAAGATTGACGAAAAGAAGATGGTTCTCCAGGGTCTTATTCAGTTTCAGACCGCGCTTCTTGAAAAGGCAGGTCCTGCTAATCCCCTGTGTAATTGGGATAATCTGCGCAATAGCTGGGCTACAATGCTGAGGCTTTCTGGCATTCACAACACGACAGACTACTTGCCGTGGGTGCCTCCGATGATGGTTCAGAAACTTGACCAGGATCAGAAGGCAGCTTCTAAGCAGAGCTCTGATATGCAGATTCAGGCTGGTCAGGCTCAGCTGATGATACAGAAGCAGCAGGCCGACGCCATGAAGGAAATGGTCCAGGTTGAAGCTCAGAAAAACCAGCTGAAATTCCAGGAAGCTATTGCTAAGATGCAGCAACAGCATGCCGCAGAAGTACAGAAGCTCCAGGGTGAGCTGATGCAGCAGCAGACCAAGAATATGCAGGACCTGCGCGCGGTACTTATTGAGTCTGAGCAAAAGCGTGATGCAGCAATGCTTAAATTCTATGCCGATATGTACAAGCTCGGCGTAGCTCGTGAACAAATGGAAGCAGATGCCGATATGGCTGCACAGCAGGCTGCACAGCAAACAACGGAGAGCGTACAATGACGGGCGAGAAAGTAACGACAATTCCTAACTTTAACCCTTCGGGCAACGAAGTGGTTGCAAAGATCAAAAGCATGACTGAAGAACTTATTCAGTTTGTGGAAGACAACGTACCTGATGGTCGTCGCAAAGCTCTTGCGCTGACAAATTACGAGCAAGCCGCTATGTGGGCTGTGAAGGCAAATTTCTGATGGACCCGATTAAAGTTCAGATTCTGGCTATTGTCGAAAACCAGTATTTTGACCAACTGTTCCTTTCTATGAAGCAAGACATTGCTAGTTCGATGATGGAGACTGACGACGTAGCTGCGCTTATCAAGCTACGAGACGAAGCACGAGCCCTAGATCGGTTGCAGGGAAAGTTAACCGAAATTGCTAATGATGTAAGGATGTCACGATAATGCCGGGCGAGAACGAAACATTTGAAGGCGGATTGGACGCTGTTGCTGAAAGCCTATTTGTAGGCTCAGAAGACGCGCCCGTAACCAAAACACCTGCTAACCCTTCAAACCGTGTGGCTGAAGGTGACGACCAGGTTGGCGAAGACGACGTTGACAACTCTGTTGATCTTGAAGACGTTGATCTGCTTGAAGGCGACGACACTGAGGAAGATTATGCTGATGATGTCCAGGTAGACCCTGATGACGTCGAGTATGATGTTACTGTGGATGGCGCGCCCACTAAGGCTAAGCTGAAAGAATTGAAGGCCGCGTATAGCGGTAACAAGGCAATTGAACAGCGCGTCCAGCAGGCTAGCGAGTATCGTAAGCAGCAGGAAGTTGTTACGACTGAGCTTATGAAGCAGCTTAACGCTACGCATGAGCGCCTCACTGCTTTGGATTCTATTCTTGCCCAGGCTGAGCAGCCCGAGGTTGATTTGGAACAGCTGCGTAGGCTTGATCCGAGCCGTTATTTGCTTGAGAAAGACAAGATTCAAGAGACGCAGAATAGGCGCCGGCAGGTACAGCAGGCTGCTTATGAGACTCAGCAACAGCAGCGTGCACTGATGGCTAAGCGCCAGGAAGAGTTTGCGGCTGAGCAGGCCGACATTCTTATGAAAAAGATGCCTGAGCTTAAGAATGCTGAAAGTGCTCGCAAGCTTAGCGAAAACTGGAATAAGACGGGTCGTGCTTACGGGTTTAATGACGAAGAAATTGCTAGCATTGTTGATCATCGTCATTTGCTGGTTCTCACTGATGCTATGAAATATCGTGCGTTGGTTGAGGCCAAAAATGCTCGTCAGGGTAAAGCAGCCGGTGCTCCGCGGCAGCAGCCCAAGCCTCTCCTTCGGCCGGGCTCGCAGAATTTTGGTGCTAAGATGAATGCGGTCAAGGCTGAAAAAGCTGCGTTAGCTCGTGCTGCGCAGAGCGGTTCAATTGACGACGTTGCTGCCACGCTTCTTGTGTCGGCACCGCGTGCAAGGACTAAGCAGACCGGTTACTAAACATGGGCCTACTAGACGGAGGTAACGCTCCGTCTGACTAGACCAATGTTCTAAGCCAAATAGAACACACTGATGTGCCAACCGCGACAGCGCAGTCTAGGGGTTGGGAAAACACATAGTGAGGATCGGAAACACCTAAGCCGTAAGGAGGGTGTGGATGCTGGCAATAAAACCCCAGAAAACCTCAATATGGAGAATTCCCAATGTTCCGTCTTCGGAATCTTACCCTCCCGCTGTATGCCGCTGTGCTGCACGCGGTCAATGCTTCGGCTGCTCAGACCTACAATGCCAAGGTGATCCGCGAGGACCTCCAGGACGCTGAGAACCGTATCACCCCGACTGAGACCCCGTTCATGAGCATGATTGCTACGGACGGCGGTAAGTGCACCAACACTTATCACGAATGGCCGCTGCTTGCCCTGGCTGCAGTGAACTCTTCGAACCGCGTTGCAGAAGGTGAAGATGCGCCGGCTGTCAGCACCCCTGACTATGCCTCGCGTCGCGGCAACTACACGCAGATTTCTGTGAAGAACCTGAAGCTGTCTGACACTTCCCAGGCTGTGGATGACGCTGCGCAGATTCTGATGAAGTCCAAGCAGATCACCTACAAGCTGCTCGAGCTGAAGCGCGACAAGGAAACGCTTCTCCTTCAGAACGTGCCGGCGGTTCCCGGTGCGGCTAACGGTGCGACGACCCGCCAGGCGGCTGGCATGCCGGCTTTCTACCTGACTAATGCTCAGCGCGGCGCCACTGGTACCGCTCCGACCCTGTCGGGCTCCACCAACGGCTACCCGAACGCTGCTGCAGGCGCCGGCACTCTGCGTGCACTGACTGAAGACCTTCTGAACAACGGCATCCAGGCTGCTTGGAACTCTGGCGGTCGTCCCCGTTACGTGCTCTGCAGCCCGACCAACAAGCGTCTCATCTCGAAGACCTTCAACGCTTATGGCACGCGCTACAACTCCACTGACAGCCAGAAGCTGATCAGCGCTGTTGACGTGTACAAGTCGGACTTTGGTGAAGTGACCATCGTTCCGGACCGCTTCAGCGTTGGTGCTGACGTTCACATCCTGGACCCGGACTACGTGGCCGTGTGCAATATGTGGCCGACTCGTCAGCAGCCGCTGGCGCGCACCGGTCTCACTGACAACACCTTGATCAGCTCGCAGTACACGCTGTGGGTTGGTAACGAAGCTGCCCATGCGATCATCGCGGATACGCAGGGTTAACTAGTGCTCCTCCCAGCACACGCGGCCTAAACTTGGTGGCAATGTCAATAAGTCCACCATTCCTTTAAGGAGGGAATACACGATGAAGATGGTAGCGACTAAAGATTTTCTACACCCGTTTGACAGTGTGATCCACGTCACGGGTACGAAGTTTGATCTCGAGGGTGACGACAGCCTGTGCGAATACCTTGTTGGCATGGGCGTTCTTGAATACGCCGAGGATGAGCCTACGCCTGAGCCCATTCCTGCAAAGTCCACCAAGCCGGCGCCCACCAAGGCAGAACTGAGCTCGGGAGTTACCAATGGCTAAGAACCCTAGCTCTGGCATGTATCCGTTTGGTGGCCCTAAAGACGTGGGCTCTAAGGGCAACATTGCTCGTGGAGTCCAGGGTACTAATGGTCGTTCCAAGCCCATGAACAAAGTGGCTGCTCCTTCAAAGAGTGCCCCTTCGATCGCAGTAAAGCTTCTTGATACGGGCAAAACTCGTCCTGCTATGAAGAGCGCCGGCACTCGTGCTGGTAATGACAAGCCTTCTAAGCCTCAGCGTGTGAGGCCGATCTAATGTCTGACCCCTGGCGCAAAGTCGTTGATGAAACCTTTGCGTACGATTATGATACGGCTAATATCCATCATAAGCGTACGGAAGATGTTGAGCCTGTTCTCGACGATCTTCGTCTTGAGGCACACCTGAACCCCGGCGGCTGGAATAAGTCGCGCACTTGGAAAAAGGTTGGCTCCATCCCACTGGTTGTTCTTGATCAGTGGTTTGCAGAGGGCTTCAACGCACTTGCGCCAGGGAACGAAAAAGAGGTGATGCGTCGCCTTGAAGCTATGCCTAAGCTAACACTGAAACATTATTGAGCACCTATAAGGAGTGAACTCAAATGGTTGACCATGCAATTCGTCCGGGTAATTCGGGTATCCAGTCCTCACCGCAGTTTGGTGCGATTACGCCCAGCGATGTGACTAGCTTGCCTTACATTACTCGCGGTATCTATGTCGGCACTGCCGGCAACATCACTTGCGTTCTTCCCAACAGCTCGACTACTGTGCTATTTACGGGCGTACTGGCAGGTTCTGTCCTTCCAATCCAGACCAGTCGAGTAAATGCAACAGGCACGTCTGCCGGCTCTCTTGTAGCACTCTACTAAGGAGGCCGATATGGCTTGGCCCACTACAACTGTTGGATGGCGAGCTAAGGTCAGAGACTGGCTGGACGTAGATGATACGATTGCCGTTCCTGACGCAGCTATTAGCACATTCTTGGACATGGCTGTTGACAGCTTGAATGCGGACGTAGATAGTCTTGCTACGGAAGCACCGCCTGTTGACTACGCGTGCACCGGTTTGGAAGTGTGGCCGCTGGACATTTCTGCTCTTGGCATTAGCGATTATAATCGCATGATTCTAGTTAATGCCGAGGGTGGTCCTGCAATGGATGCTAAGGCTATCAATGAAATGGTAGACCTTATTGCATCAAACGCGTCGCCAGCAAGCAAGCCTGTGGCGTATGCTATTCAGGCCTCGCAGTTGTATGTGTGGCCAGTACCCAGCCAGGGCACAACGCTCCAGATTCGGTATTCTAAGAAAGTGCCGTATCTTAGCGATGTGGTAGATTCTAATATTTATACGCTTAATCATCAGACGGCATTTTTGTATGCGGCTTTGATTGCTGCTGAGCCGTACATTGCTGAAGATGAGCGGTTGCCGACTTGGAAAGGGCTGTATGTTGGTCAGATTGATACGATCAATCTTACGGCAAAGCAAGCGCGAATGGGTTCTACTCCTTTAAAGCGCGAGATTAACGTTTATGGCGGGCCTACCAGGAGCGATGTTACGCGCACTGGTATCCTGCTTGGAGGCTGATATGAGCGTATCGCTCGACGCTTTGGGCATCTATATCTGCGGTCAGATGGGTGCAGCAGGCATGGCGCTGCCTAAGCCGGCAAACAGTGTGTTGCCTGTAATTACTGGTACGCTTACCGTTGGTAGCGTTCTTACTGCGTCCACTGGCACATGGATAGGCGCAGCACCAATTGTGTATTCATATCAGTGGAAAGTTGCCGGTGTAAACGTAGGCACTAACCAAAATACATATACAACGGTTGCTGGTGATGCTACTAAGACAGTTACCGTGGATGTAACAGCTTCAAACCCCGCTGGCTCAACGCTTGCTACTTCTGCAGCCGTTGGCCCGATTGTTTAAGGCAGTACAATGAGCGCTCGCGATGACTTTGGTTCTAACATGGGTCGCCCTGGCGGCGGTGGCGCCGGTGGACTAGGTAATGGCGGCATCGGTGGAGGTATGGGTGGCGGAGGCGGAGGTGGGGGTTTTGGTGGTAGGTTAGGCGGCAATACGGGTGTTATGAGCGGATCGGTTTCCGGCACGCAGATGAAGACACCCGCCCCTGCTCCGGCCCTTCACCCTATGGTTCAGCAGCTTGTAAATCATCCTATAGTACAAGGTGTTATAAGCCGTGTGCTGAATAGGCCAACCTATCCTGCTCCTACCCCCGCCTCTTATGTGCCGCAAAACGCTATTCCCGGAATGCTTCAAAACATCTTTAGTCCAAAGATTTCTTACGATCGTGCGCCGTATGACCCTAGCTTTGCAGGCAATACGTTTAATAATAATGTTGTTTTGGGCGGTGGCCAGGTTGGGTATGCTAAATACGGTGATCGAGTTGCTCCAAGTAATTCGTATAATTCATACAGTCAGAATAACGATAGCTACTATGGTCGGTAAGGAACAAAGCAATGGCTGATACATTTACTACTAATCTAGATCTTACCAAACCAGAAGTAGGTGCTTCCAACGACACGTGGGGCGAGAAGATCAACGATGATCTCGATGCAATTGATGCTTTATTTGGCTCGGGTCCAGTAACTAAAAATGCTGGCTTGACGATTACTGCTACGGCTGCAGGAAGTACTGCGTTTACTGTTGTAAGCACGTATTTTCAAATTTTTACAGGTGTTCTGACTCAGACTATTGTTTTACCTGTTGTATCCGGCCTTACGTTGGGCTGGTCTTATCTCATCATAAACAGCTCTACTGGTAATCTGACAGTTAATTCGTCAGGTGGCAATGCCATTATTACCGTGTTGCCTGGTACGGCTGTTAAGCTGACTTGTATTCTTATTACTGGCACTACGGCTGCATCTTGGCAGGCTGCTTACACTGACTTTAATACAGCAACTGGCTCTGGTTCAGTTGTTCTGTCTAATAGCCCTGCGCTGACGGGTAATCCGACCGCGCCCACTCCTTCACCTGGGGACAACGATACGTCAATTGCAACGACTGCGTTTGTAACTGCTGCAGTTACGGCTGGCGCTGCTGGCTTGGCGCCTCTCTCAAGTCCTGGATTCAGTGGTAATCCCACAGCACCTACACCTTCCCCTGGTGATAATGATACATCGCTTGCAACTACTGCTTTTGTGACGGCTGCAATCGCAGCAATCCCACCTCCTTCAGTGCCGGCTAGTTTCACACTTCTATGGTCCTCGGGACTGAGTGGGCAAGATGTAACTGCGACAGGACTATCTCTCGGCAGTTACAAATCTGTTCGTATTTGTATCACTAACACTTCGTTGTCTGGCGCAAGTGGCGATTTCCAGATTAACGGGGCACGAGTCGGTAGTGCGAGTGGATACGGTGCGGCGGATGTTCTTTATGGATTCATCGAATGCGATCTTACTTCTACTATCGGACATTTTGCAATCTTCAAGGCTAATGCAGGCCTTAGCGATGTTGGTTGTAATTCCCTTAGTGTTAATAATGGTTCAACATCGATTAACTTGGGTTGGAGTTCTGCAGCTTCGTTTGACAGCGGCGCAGCCTACATCTATGGCATTAAGTAGGATTTTTATGAAATGGCCCATCAGGATTTTACAGACGAAGAGGTTGTAGAACTGCGGGCGTTACTTGAAAAAGAAAAACGAGTTGTATGGTTTTGGTCTACAATGCGGGTATGGGCTGCTTGGGTAGCCGGTGTTGTGGGCGGTTATTTTGCTCTAAAGTCGTTTTATGCTGATGTGTTTGGTGGGACGCCAAAATAATGACCAAACTTACTCAACATATTTCTGGTGCTGTTCTTGCCATATTGGCGATACTTGTTGTCACAGAAGCAGTGCGCTCAGAATATAACGATCATGTGCTGATGTCAAGAATAAGCTCTTGTGGCCGTGGAGGCATTTAATGAAAACTAATAAAGCAGGAATTGATTTGATTAAGCAGTTTGAAGGCTGCAGGTTAAAGGCGTATCCTGATCCTGGTACAGGCGGTGAGCCTTGGACTATTGGTTACGGTTTGACGTCTGCTGCTGGGATTATAAAAGTGTATAAAGGGCTTACCATTACACAGGCTCAAGCTGATGAGTACTTGGTAAAGTCATTAGAAAAATACGAAAATGCAGTATCTAAGGCAATCACTAAAGAGCCTGCGTCAAATCAGTTTGGAGCAATGGTTAGTCTTTGTTATAATATTGGGCCTGGCAATTTTGCTAAGTCGTCAGTTGTGAAAAAATTTAACGCAGGAGATACGGCGGGCGCTGCAAATTCATTCCTTTTGTGGAATAAGGCCGCTGGCAAAGTCATGGCTGGCCTAACTCGCCGTCGTGAAGCAGAGAAGAAACTGTTCTTAACCCATTAAGGAGACTACAATGCCCGAGACCACTGCCCACAAAGCCCTAGCTGCGTTCATCACCAGCTTAGTTGCTCTCGTAAGTGTTTTTGGTGTGTCCACTGGTTGGATTACACCAAGCATGATCGACATGATTAGCGTTGTTGGTGGCGCCCTTCTTACGGCTGCTGTCACATATCTTGTTCCGAATAAGCCCAAGGCATGATGCAGTGAACTGGGTTTTAGTAGCAATTACTGTTGTGGGTCTCGGAGCTCTTGGCTTCGGGGCCTACAAAGCTGGCGGTAGTGCTACTTTCTGGGCAGGACTGATTGAGGTTATTGTTAAAGCGGCCATTCCTGCTATAGCTAAACAAATGACACCTAAAGAGCTTGAAGAATTGCATGCAGCTGAACGTAGGGGTGAGGGCACCCAGTATATGCACGACCACCTACGTAAGAAGTTGAAGCCTATTTTTGGTAGTTCTAAATGAGCGCGCCTCATTTTGATGTTGTTAGGGCGTGTTTTTGGTTAGTGGCTTTTGTAATTGCTGCGCATGTAGTCGCAGTTCTTTTAGCTGAAGGTGCGTGTATTTGGCATTCGGGCGAGATTCTTGAAGGAAAAGCGCAGTGCGATGTTAACGGCAGATTAGGCGAATTACTTGGAGCTGCCCTTGCTGCAGCACTAGCTTTTGCCGGTGGATTTAAGACCCATACTACAAAAGAGACCGTAGTCGAACCCGATAAATGCGATTTGGATGATACAAAATGAGCGGACAGAACCAAAGCATATTTGATCTGCCCCCTGGCCTTAACAGGACGAGCACTCAGTACGCAGCTGGGCGGTCTTGGTGGAATGGCAATCTTATTCGCTGGGTAAATAAGGTCCTGACCCCGATTGGTGGTTGGGTTAAGTTGTACGATATTCCCAATATGGGCACGCCTCCGCTAGAACCTGTTCGCAGCACCTATTCTTGGCGTGATTTGCTTAAAAATCCTTGGGCTGCTTTTGGCGCCGCAGATAAACTGTGGGGCACCCAGATTAATCCTGATGGTACATATACATTCTATGACATTACGCCCTCCGGCCTCGGCTATAATCCAGGTGGTATGCTGGGTTATGGTACAGGCGCATATGGAGGTGGCGCTTATGGAACGTCTAGTGGTGGTGTTACGCTAGACAGTACTGCTATGTGGTCCATGACCAACTTTGGTAAATTGCTAATGTCTGTGTCCTCACAGGACGGTCGTCTTTGTAAATGGGACCCAGTTACACCTGCGACCATCTCAGCGCCAATTGCTGGAGCACCCGTAGACAATACTCTTGTTATTGCTACCGATGAAGAATTTCTTATGGTGATGGGTGGTAAGAATAACCCTCGCCGAGTAAAATGGGCTTCTCGTCGTACTTACGATGATTGGACGCCTATCTCTACAAACTCTGCTGGTGGTTTTGACCTCCAGTCTAACGGTGTTATTATTGGTGCATGTCTTGTGCCTGGCGGCATACTTGTATTGACAGACACTGATGCACATATGATTGAATATGTGGGTGCACCGTATTACTATGGTCGTAGGCGCGTATCTACAGAATGTGACCTAGCTTCTAGCGCTGCACTGTTCCAGACCTCATTTGGCGCTATGTGGCTGGGCCAGGGGAGTTTCTGGATGTACAATGGCGCAGTTAGCCCTGTGCCGACTACAATTGATTACGATGTATTCTATAATTCTAATCTTTCCGAACAGCATCTTATCAATGGCGGTGTTAACCAACATAATCAGGAATTGTGGTGGTTTTTCCCTTCAGAAGCGTCAGCTACACCAGATCGCTATGCTTTGTTCAGCTTTAACAAAGGCCAGGATACGTATTGGGCCACTGGTAATATGTCGCGTACTGCGTGGCTAAATCCTGTTTGGGAAGACAAGCCTCTTGGGATTAATGGTCAAGCCATCTACGCCCAAGAGATTGGTGTTACAGCTGACGGTAGTCCGCGCAATGTCTACGCAGAAACAGGCGCTATGGACGTAGATGAAGGAACAAACACGTATCGCATTGATCGTGTATATCCTGATCTTGTTAACGTAGCTGCATCGGTAGGTTCTGACCCTGATCTTAGCATTACGTTTACTTGTAAACAGGCTCCTAATTCAAACTCTGTGTCCTACGGCCCAGTGGCGCTGAATACTGTAAAGGGTTATCTGCCTGTGCGTATGCGAGCTCGCCAGATCAGCATGCGACTTGATGAAGTTACTCCTTCAACGTGGGCCATGGGTAAATTCAGGTTCCGTCTTAAGGGAGCTGGTGGTCGATGAGCGACATGTACAGGCCGTCACTACCCCGGCCCAGCAAGCAGTATAGCGAAAATGATCAGCAGAATAATCGTACTGCTGTGCAGCGCGCACTTGACACTAAGCTTAGCAAGAATGAATTTGAAGAGTTTATTGCGTCTGGCGGCGGAAGTGGCGCTACTGGTCCGACGGGTCCTGCGGGTCCTACTGGTCCGACAGGTCCGTCTGGAGGCCCCCCTGGTCCAACTGGTCCCCAAGGCCCTGCTGGTCCGACGGGTCCAACTGGTCCTCAAGGGCCTATAGGCCCGACAGGCGCTACTGGAGCAGATAGTACTGTCCCAGGACCTACTGGTCCGCAAGGTGCTACGGGTGCCACTGGCCCGTCCGGTGGGCCTGTTGGTCCCACGGGTCCTCAAGGTCCGGCCGGTCCTACGGGTCCGACAGGTCCACAAGGTCCTGCGGGTACAAATGGTACAAATGGTACAAACGGTTTGGATGGGGCCACTGGTCCTACGGGTCCTCAGGGTCCAGCTGGTTCATCTGCAAGTGTAACTACGGCTAATGTACTAGCTGCCACAGCAGGACTAGGCTACGGCGCTGTTGGAACCTATGGTTTTCTTGCCAGAACACCTCCAGCTGCTATGGTCGTAGATTCTGTGCAGGCCGGCTCGGGTTTGCGATGGGCACATGGCAGTGGTATACCTGCCGGTGCAGCCGCACCAGCTGGCTCATGGCGTCTACTTGGGCAAGCGGCAAATACAACTGCGGGTTCTCCATCCCTTTGGGTAAGGTACGCATAATGGAATATCGTAATCCGTACTATTCGACTGAGACCACTATTGATTGTGAGATCAATCATCCCAAGTATGGCTGGATACCTTTTACAGCTGTAAGAGAGGATACAGGCGCAGAGTTTGACGTTGAAGCGCTTTATGATGCATTGGTGGCAGATCCAAACACTGTACCGTATCTTCATGTAGCTCCACTAGAAGCCCTGTCAGATGTAGCTGCAGAAGAGATGATTGCTGAAACATTTAACAAGTCGGCTGATAAGCTTGATATGTTGGAAGTTGCTTTACAAGACGCATTGAAGCGTATCGAGGCTCTAGAAACGGGTAACAAGGCATGAACGCGCAATCAGAGTTTCCCTCCTTTATTGACGAAGCCAAGAAACGAGTTGATGGCCTTATTAAGTGGCGTCCTCAGATTGAAAGCGCGCTTCGTCGTAATGATGCGTACCTCACGTATAATGAGGTTTGCCAGCGTGTGCTAGCGGGTAATATGCACTGGTTTTCTAGTGACGATGCGTTTGTTGTGGCTGAGACTATTACACTGCAGCGCGGCTCCTACTTTCATGTCACTATTGCAGGTGGCAAGTTTGAAGGAATAAAGCAGATTGAGAGTGAGCAAGTTATCCCTTTACTGCGCTCTGTCGGTATTACAAAGATGACTATGCTTGCTCGAGATGGTTTTACTAGACGTGAAATGCCTGGGTGGAAGCCCACTAAACAGCAATACTTTGTAAAGGAGATCTAGGATGGGCAGCTTCGGCTCACAGGAAAGTGATCAGAAAAGCACTGCATCTAGCGGCATTAATAAGGAATTTTTGCCGTATGCCAAGAACGCACTGATTCGTGCGGGCCAGGTTGGAGACCAGGGCTACGTACCTTACATGGGTATGGATGTCGCGGTCCCTGATTCGCTGGTCAATAATTGGCAACAGACTGCAGATCGTAGCGCTGCATTCAATGGTACGCCTCAGCAGGACATTAGGTCCCAGATGCCTCTGACTACTCAGAATGGTGTTCAGGGCTTGTCAAGCTATGGCGGCTACCAGGATCAGCTGTCGCAGCTCCAGAAGAATTACCCTGGTCTTTACGACTACATTAAGAGCTTCTCTATTGACCCGGTTACGGGCAAGCTAGGGTCTAGGGCTTTTGGTAATATGTCACTTGGTGGCAATGGTGGTGGTGGCGGTGGAGGCAATGGCGGTGGAGGTGGCGGGGCAAAGCCGGGCGCTGCTAACAACGGTGATGCCTTCAAGAACTGGTACTATACGGCCACCCGCGACTTCATTACGCAACCTGATCTTTACAACAACACTTATGGCACGAGGGCATACAATGGGTAGCACTCCTCAGTTGGGCGGCAATGGTCCTGCATACAATCCCTATGCAGGCCAGAGCCTTGATAACCAGACGATGGGTAGCTATGCCCAGTCTCTTGGTACATTTGGTGACTTGGCGCAAGGAGGAGCGTTGGCGCGAACCGACCTTACTCCTTATATGAACCCGTTCACGCAGAATGTGGTAAACACCACTATGGGTGAAATGAACAGGCAGCAGGATCTAGATCGCCTTAAGGTGGCTAGTGAAGCGCAGTCTCAGAATGCTTTTGGTGGCGATCGTTTTGCCATTGAAAATGCTGAGAACTCCCGGAATTGGAATCAGCAGAAATCTAACACTCTGTCTAACTTGTTCAATACGGGCTTCAACACGGCTACTGCAAATGCTCAGCAGGACATTGCTACGCAAGGCAATGCTGCGTCGGCTCTTGGCGGCTTGGCTAATCAGGGCTTTAACTGGGGCAATAGTCTTGCCGAGCAGTCTAACCAGGCAGCCGGTCAGCAGCAGGGCCTTCTCCAGCAGCTCACCGATGCTATTAAGGGACAGTATCAGGGCTTTACGCAGCAGGGTACTAATCCTGGCCTTACCGCACTTAGCGGCATCTTCCAGGCTCTTGGTGGCAACATGAACTCATCTAGCGCTAAATCTTCTGGCAGCTCTAGCGGCACCAGCATTGGTATCGGAGGCAAGTGACATGGGCATTCCTGAGATGATGGCTCAATCTGAGGATAGTGGTGGCATGGAGGGCTTCTTCAACAGCCCTATTGCCATGATTTTAATGCCTCGTGTAGCTGCTCGATTCCAGGCGGCTAAGAAGGACCAGATGCTGCTTCAGCAGTATCAGCGTAAAGTGCAGCTTGCTGGTCAGATGGCAGATCAAATTGAAGCCACTGATCCGATGGCTGCAGCAATGATTCGTGCTGATCCTTCCACCATGGACAATGTATTCTCGGCCTATTATGGGTATCAGAAAGCTGAGAAACTTGCTAAGACTGGCTTTGAGTACGACATTGCTAAGCAGAGAGACCAGGCTAAGCTGACGCAGGCCCAGAAAGACCGGGAATCTAACTCGCCTGGTGGGGCTGGCTACTACAATAAGATGATGGACGGCGTTGTTAAAAATGTCGTGGCTGATTCAGTTCAGGGTCCGAATATGCCTGGCCTACCTACGGCAGGTGAAGCTGCTGCTCAGGAAATTACGCCTGATGAAATGCTTATGGCACTTAGAAAAGACTACAGAATGCCTGAGCTAGGCTTTGGCAATGCTGCTCGTCTTATGACTGACCCCAATGCAGCCAAGGATCTGCAGGCTAACCGCGTTTCTACCCTTACAGGCATGCGCGACACTAAAGAGATTGTTGATCCCAATAACCCTGATCGTAAGATTATGGTTTCGCAGGATCCGATTACTGGCGCTATTAATGTGCCTGTTGGTGAAGTGCCTAAGTCTGCTGAAGAGCAGAAGCTGGGCTCTCAGAACGAAGTCTTCATGAATACTGACGGTACGTTTGAGCGCCGTTCGTATAATCCCAAGACTAAGATGTACGATGTTGTTCAGGGTACGGTTGCACCGCAGGATATTGGTCTTCGCGACCATGTTAACAAAGTGTTCCCTGACGGCTCGGTGCATATTATGCTCTGGGATGACAAGACTAAAACGTACTCGCGCGACGACGGCATTTCTCCTTTGCTGACGGGCGAACCTCAAAAAGATGCCAATGGTAACGTCATTGGTTTTGGCAAGAAAACAGGCGGCACTGGCGCAGACGTTAGCGTTGATCAATCAAAGGGTAAAGCGCTGCTTGCTGGTATTCAGAGCTCTATTGTGAATATTGGCGAAACGTTTGATTCACTTGGTAACAAGCAGAATGCTTGGGCTAATCGCGCGGCAGAAATGTCTGGTGGTAGCTCCAGCGCTCAAGACTTTGCCGGCTTCTTGCGTACTCCTGAAGGTAGGCAGGCTCGAGACTCTCTTGTGCAGATTGCTCAGAGCTACGTCTACGCGCTGTCTGGCCAGCAAGCTCCTGATCAGGAAGTCGCTCGACTTATGGCGCTGGTTATGCCTGGCGTCAGCGATGATGACAAGACAATTGCTCGTAAAAAAGCCCGTCTTGCTGATATGATTAATACTGTCAAGACTAAGGCTTCTGGTGGTGTAGACTTTGATCCTGCTAAGATGCAGGCTGCTGATATGGCCCCTGGTGACTATAGGGCTCCAGACCCTAATGGTGACAGTGGCCTTGATCTTAACGCCGTTACTGCACCCGATATTCCTGAAGGAGCCGTGGGGCATGTTAAGCAGGAAGACTGGGACAAAGCTACTCCGGCACAGCGTAAGGTTATCATTAAGGCCTTTGGAGGTAACAACTAATGCCCCTCACTAAGGAACAGGAAGAAGCCCTTAAGCTTTTTAACGATGGCACAGCTGTAGCTGCTCCTTCTGCACCCGCAGCCACTGGCTTGACGCCTGAGCAGCAAGCTGCTTTGAAAGCGCTTAATGCGCCGCCTGAAGCTAGCCCCTACGCCAACTGGGATATGACCATGCTGAAGCAGATTGGCAAGGTCCTAGGTACTAGCGCCGAAAGAATCGGTACTGACATTATGGGTATGCCAGGTTCCACTGGCGAAATGTACAATAGTGTTATGAGTGCCGTTCCCGATGTGGCTAAGCCTTTTGCTGCTGGGGCTATGAAGATTGCTAACCCAGCAGGCGCTCTACTTGGTGCGGCTAACTCTGCAGGGCTCTTGCCGAGTACTGACAACATGAACAAGTACCTCGAAGATAAAGGGGTAATGCACAAGCCTATTAACGCTGGTGAAGATTGGGCACAGTATCTTATTCCTAACACAATTGAGGCAGCTATTCCTTTTACGAAAGGAGCAACGCTCAAGTCGATTGGTAAGGAAGTTATAAAGTCTTTTGCACCAGCTGTAGCTGGTAAACTAGTAGCAGACAATACTGAGTCAAAAGGAGCTGGTCTAACCGCTACTTTGCTAACTGCTCTTGCCCAGCATGGTGCAGGTCAACTTGTGCGGCCCGACATTAGCGTGTCTAAACAGGTGGCAAGAGACATGCCTACAAATACTCCTGAATTGCTTGCTGAAGCCCGCAACTTGGATGTGCCGTCTAGGACGGTTGATTTTGTAGCGCCCAATACGTCTACAAAGCGTAGGCTTCAAGACATTGTTAGTTCGGAGCCTGAGAAGTCGGCTACCCTTATGGGAGCACTCAAGTCTCGTAACGATGATGCTGTTGGCCGAGTGACTCGCTACATTGAAGATGCTATGGGTATGGGTAAGACTGCGCCTGGCGTAGATGATCATATTGCCCAGCTTAATGCAGCTAAGGATAGCCAGGTTGATGAGGTATACCGAGGTATCCAAAACAGCACTGCTGATTCTAATCATGCTACAGCAGGCGCTATGGTTAATAAGCTTTTGGAAGGTCGGTCTCGACAGCTTACTCCTTTGCAGGCAGTGGCTGACAAGGTTAGAAAGCTAATTTACCAGCAAGGTGGAAGAGATACGCCTGGTGTAGACCGACTTAACTATGAGTCGCGTAATGCTATTGCAGCTCGAAAGGTTATTGAAGACGCTATTGAAAAAGATCCTAACCTTAAAGATGCTTTGATGCCTATTCATGATGAGCTCACTAACGGCATTGCGTATTCTCATCCTGAGATTCATGGGGCTGACGAAGCTGCTAAGCAAATTGCAGCTAGAAAGGCTGCTTTGAAAGCTGGCCAGGAAGGTACTAAGCAGGCCTCTAAATCAGCCATAAAAACGTACACAGACTTTAGAAAAGTGCTCGAGCCTGACCAAGCCAACAACCTGCAGAACTCTTATCGTATTGGCTATGCAGGTGACCTTGTTAAAAAGGTTGAAGGCGTGAAGCCGGGGTCTTCTGCGACTGCACCTATTAGCGGTTATGGCCAGGGCAAGAAAATGCCTGTTATACTTGGCGATGACGTTGTTAAGCAGCGTGATTTTGAGACTCTTGGCCATGAAGCCTATAGGTCTCTTACTGATCGTAAGGGTGATACGCCGGGCATTGTTCATTCGGTGCTGAATAAAATTGGTCAAGGTTCATTTAGCCTTGGCAACTGGACTTACGGTATGAGTAACGTCGCTGCTCACCCGGGTATTGCTATGGCGGCAATGGGCGCAGGACTTGTAAACTTTTTGCGTAGGAATGCTACAAATAAAGAGTTCTTGCACGCTGCAGGTATTGATACGAAAGAGGAGCTTGCTAAGTTTTTGGCAAAGGGTAAGAAGGCCTCTACGCTGTCTGGAAACCTTGGACGCGCAGGTATTTTGTATCAACTGAATAATCATTGAGGAGTGAGCCATGGATCGCGCTCAGTACGCTTATCAGTACTTTATTAAGGCTGGCTGGACGCCCGTGCAGGCTGCAGCTATTGTAGGTAATCTTCAGCAGGAAAGTGGCCAGGGCCTGAATCCTAACGCTCGTAATCCGCGAGACCCTGGAACCTCGATTGGTATTGGCCAGTGGAACCGAGAACGTAAAGCCAATCTTATGGCGTTTGCAGCAAAGCAAGGTTCTTCTCCTTTAAGCTTTGACACCCAGCTGGCATTTGTTCAGAACGAACTTAAAGGATTGCCTGATCCGAATAGCCCTGGTAAAACGCTCCCACTTCCTGGTGCCATGTCTGAAGCCGGGGTAGGGGGTAGGCTTGCCCAAGCTACTGACATGACTAGTGCTATGAAGCACGCTATTGGGTATGAACGCCCGGTAGGCTGGTCTGCTAATAACCCCATGGGTGGACATGGCTGGAGCAATCGCCTTAGCAATGCACTGGCTTTGAGTGGAAGCTACAAGGTGCCTGCGCAGGGCGATCAGCCTGCTGCGTATTCGGGTGGCCAGTTTGTAGATGCTTTTAAGTACAATCTTCCTGCAATGATGACTCAGCCTGGAGCCTATTCGGGCGGTGAATACGTCCCTCCATTCCAGTATGATACAAACCCTACAGGTCAGACTGTAGTGTCTGCTGCAGGCGATCCTCCCTCGACTGAGCCACTTAGCTTGATGCAGAAGATTTTTGGAAGCTTTGGCAAAGCACCTGAGCCTTACTGGATGAAGAACTCTAAAATGGATGAGGAAGCTAAGAAGGCGTACATGGCTCAAGGTTTGCAGGACCAAGGCTGGCCGTCACTCAGATCCTACCTCGGATAGAAAGGAGTAAACATGGCTAAGAAAAAGAAGACCAAGCCGAAGCCCAAGCCGGGCTGCTGATACAAAAAGGCCCTAGGCGCCAGTACGGTACCTAGGGCTTTTTATTACCTGCCTAGTGTTACTTGATCCTCGTCTATACCGCGCAATCGCTTAATAGCCTTGAGCATAGTTTCAATCTCAGTGATTGAAGTCTGATATTGCGCATCAATCAATTTGTACAAATCTGCGCGTTGATTACTAAGTATACCCAGCTTAATGTTTAAGCCTTGCTCAATCTGGCTCAGCGAATCTTCAAACGATGCAATGCTTTCGCCAAGTTCTATGATGGTGCTCATTCTTCATTTCTCCTTTAATGACGGACGTCTTTGTTGTTAAGATCACGATAGGTTTGCAGAGCCTCTTCAAAGTTAGAAGACGGCTTCAACTCAAGTGCTACGCCTCTACGTACTGCTGCGCTAAGTGGTGTGCCATGCTCAGTGAACGCTACAAACCAATGCGGTTCACGGCATTTATCACAGTGCATTAACACCATACCAAAGGAGAAAAGCTTGTCCATTTGCGAACCATCTAGACACTGCGTTTTCATATCAGCAGCTTCAAATAGCGCATCAGCAAACGCTGAAACTTGTCCAGCCTGGGCCTTGTAGAGTGTATCCATTACTTCCTGAAGATTTACCATTTCCAAGTCCTCCTAGTGCGCCAATGCGCTTTGACATACACGGTTTTACGATTTGACTTACTACAGCGCTTCTTTTTGAAATGCGCCTGTACTCGGAACCGCTCAGGCTCCCGTTTAACTTTATACTTACGCTTGTACTTAGATACTCTCATTGCAGGTGCCATCTGCAGCATTACCCTCTCCTACTTTTTGTGCCAACAGTTTTTATGTCTGTACCATCTGTGCAATATTGCAGCGCGCCTTTGTTGTATAAAGGCATAACACGGCTTGCTTTTGCAAGGATTTCTTTTTGCGTTGCGGCTTCCTCCTTATGCAGATTTGACATTACACCACGCTTGGTTCCAGATCCCACAACATTTGAATACTGCACTTTAGTATAGAGATAGACCGGGAAGTCAATACCGTTACCTGACTCACGTAGCTTTTTACGCAACGTTTTTGGATCCAGGCCACGTTTGACTAGCCAAGCTAAATGTTCAGCATCAGCTTTGAGCTTACGTTTACTTTTTGAAGGCATT